CCGTCAACCTTGACCCCAAGCTTCGTGATGGACTGGGCCAGAGCCTCGTCCTCAGTTGCGCGGGCGTAGCTCTCTTGGGATACCGCGGCTTCAACGTTGCCCACGGAGACCTTCACCTCATCAACCAGGCGCGCGATGGCCAGATCTGCATTAGCGAAGGCGGAGTACACGGTCCACGTACCGGCCTTCACGGCTGCGCCGCCAGCAAACCAATCGTTACCGCCGGCCATATCCGGATTGACCTGGGCCTCAACCCCCAGCACCCGAGAAGCCACGGCCGCGAGTTCACCATTGATCTCCTCGACACTGGTCTCGACCCCGTCCAACCGCACGGCCAGCGCGGCGACCATATCGCCGATCGAGGCGTAATCGCCGATGTACTCCCAATAGGCGCCATTGGTCACTGGGGTGCCGGCTGGTACGTCCTGCTTGGCCCGATACATCTTGCCGTCGAGCTTGACCAGGGAACCCGCCAAGTAGGACTTGCCCGATTCCCAGTCGGGAGCGCCAGCGATATCTGCGATTTGCGCCTGTAGGGTGTCGAGCTGCCCCTGGAGCGCGTTGTCGCCAACCGTGATGCGCTCATTCAGGTCTTCAGCAACGCCCTCGATCCGCTCATTGATGGAACCAGGCCCTGTGCCGGAGATTTTTTCGATCTCGCTCAGCAGGTTCTGGCCCAGCTGCGTTTCGGTGATCTTGCCGGTGATGTAGTCGAGGATCTCGTTGGCGTCGGCACTCGACTGGCCGTGCACCCAATCTGTCCAAGGCCCGATGTTGCCGGTGCGGTCCACCAGGCGGCCGCGAAAGAACCGCACAACACCAGCAGCCATGCCGCTGTGCAGGTAGCCGGATGTGGGGTAGGCCTGAAGGCCCAGTTCCTCCGGACTCTGCCCGGTGTACTCGGATGCCATCTGCAGCTCGGTGTAGGCAGTGTCGCCAGCGCCTTCTGGAAAGCCCCAGGAAAGACGTATGCCGAAAATCTCCGACTTCGTCCGCAGGTAAGCGAGCGCGGGCGGTGCACCTTCTTTGCCTTTGAGCTCGGTGAGCGTCGAGCTTTTCCAAATCGACGTAATGTCGAATGAGCTGACAGCGCGCACGCGGGCCAGGTAGGCGCCGGCATAGATCCCGACCACGTCAACCGAAGTCGCCCCGGTACGCTGCAGCCGGATCCAGTTGCCGTTGTCCTTGCGCCACTCAACGTCATAAGCGACTGCGCCCTGCGCTGCTGGCCAGGCAATCGTCATGGTGCTGACCGCGATGCCTTGGTCCACGGCATAGGCCGAGGTCAGGGACACGCTAGCCGGCGGCTGGACAGTCTTGACCGGGATCACGCTGATCGGGCGTTCGTCCAGCTTGGCGCCGGTGTCGATCGCAGCGAACTTGCTCGGGTTGAACTCGAGCGCTGTGATCTCGTAGTCGCCCTCCTGGGTGCGAGTGGTCTTCAGCACTCGGAACAGCTGTACCGCCAGGTCGTCGTAGTCGATCGCCCACTGCAGCTCTGGCTCCGGCTGAACGCCATACGCGGTGGTCACCGTCACCGCACGACCGGCGACCGACTGCACAGTGCGTGCCTGGGCGGTGCCGTTCGGTAGGTTCAAGATCAGTCGATCGCCGGCCTTGATCGGCGCGTCACGGTCCAGCGTCACGACGCGCCCGGCGGCTGCCGAGATCCGGCCACCGTTCGGTCGGCCAGCCACCAACTCATCGGCCACTGGGATAACGAAGCCTGGCAGCGGGATGCGGCCTTCCATGCCAGTCTTGAAGGTGACGGTGCGGTCCTGGCTGTTGCTCAGCAGCGCCCACTTACCGCGGCGCTGAGCCTCGGAGGCGCGGGTGCAGCCGATGGCCGAGATCTCGATCGGGCGATCGCGGTACCGGCGCTGCAGCGCCAGGTCGGTGACCGGGATGACGTCGGTGTCGTAGTTGTTGGCCGGGTTGTCGTAGCTGACCAGGGCGCGGCTGTAGTGCGTATTGCGCTCAGCGCCGCGATAGACGAACTCGCCATCGATGACGTTGGCCCGGGTGAAGACGTAGTCGATGTCCTGCGCGCGCGGCATGTCCGCCTGCATGAACAGCGAGCCATGGGCCCAGTACACCATGCCCCGGTAGATGGCCGACAGATCACGCAGCAGGGTCCAGGCCTCGGCACGACCCTGCAGGTTCATGTCACACAGGAAGCGCGGCTCTTGGCCGCCTACGCCGTCCGGTACCAGCTGGTCGCAGTACTGGGCGATGCGATACATCTCCCATTTGTCGACCATCCACGACTTGATGCGTTTGCCCAGGCCGAAGCGGTCCTCGACGCATAGGCCGTAGGTCACGAATGCCGGATTATTGGTCCACGCCTGTTTGAAGGTGCCGTCCCAGACGCCGGTAAAGGTGCGGGTCGCTGGGTCGTAATTGCTCGGCACTGGCCAGCGCTTGGCCTTGCACTTGACAGTCACCGACGGGATGTTCTGGAACTGCTGAGCATCGAACTCGATGTAGAGCAGCGCGGTGTTCGGGTAGCGCAGCTTCTCGTCAATGATCTCGGTGTAGCCGGCGATGGACATCGTATCGGCAATTGTCCCGCTGTTGGCGTTCGGAGTGAGTCGTCGAACGCGTAGCATCCAGCCGGAAGTCGCCGCCGGCAGGTTTACGCGGACCGAGCGCTGGTACCCGTTGGTGGTCTTACCATCCACGGCACCCAAATGCGCTTCTGCGTAGGCGCCGCCATCGGTGGCGATGTCGATTGCGTAGTCGATGCGGTAACCGTTGGTGTTGCCGCTGCTGTCTTGCTGAGCCAGGCGCGGCCAGGCCATACGTACGCGCACGGCAGACAGCTGGGTGTTGCTCAGCGCCCGGGTGAAAGGGTTGTCGCTGCGCAGCTCGACGTTGACCGTAGTCTCGTTCTCTACCGATGGAATGCCCTGGATGTAGTCCTGCTCAACCGTGCCGCGGCGCCATTCCCACTTCACGCCCGGAAAGTTCACGTTGCCGCTGGCATCCATGATGGGCGTGTTGTCGAGGTAGATGTCTCGATCGGTCGGCGTGCCGTCAAACTCGCCCTCGCCCACTGCCAGCAGGATCTTGGCGATGTTCGTCGACGACAGGCTATCCGGTGCCTCGACGGGAGTTTTGGGCTTGCTGTCGCCGCCCTTTGCGCCGGTGATTTCCAAGTGGTCTGCTGCGCCCATGCTTTCCTCCGGGCAATAAAAAACCGCCCGGAGGCGGCCTGTTTGCTGAGTTCGCTCTATGTTTTGTCCTGCGCCTCAATGGAGGCGGAGATGACTGCTCCGCCCCAGCGGCGCTCACCGATGCAGATCGGGACGGGGTTACCGCTGGCTGTGGTGTTCTTGGCGCTGCCAAAGGCATACGACGGAAGGTTCTCGGGCGCGGCGCTTTGGGACAAGCCCTTCGCCTGGGGGCTGAGCATCTGGATGACACCGCCGGCCACCAGCGCGATACCTATCTGCAAGGTCGGAGCCCCGAAAAAACTGGCGACAATCAAGGTGATGCCGATGATGGTTTGCAGTACACCACCGCGCTTGCTGCCCTCAACCACCGGTACGATTCGCACTTCGCGGGTTCCGCGAACTCCCAGCTCATCCATACCAACGTTTCTACGGTTGCGAAAAATCGCGAAACGCATACCCATTCCACTGAGACGCTTGATCTCGGACTCGAATCCATCAAGAGTCGCCTTCAGGGCGCTAAAAGCTTCAGCTGTTGTTCCTTCCTCAAGCTTTCTGCGATGGAGCCGCCCGAACCTCTGTGCAAGCGATCCAGAAAGCTTAATTGTCGTCATCGGGTCGTAATGCGCTGCTGATACAGACATAGATTCCTCAGGGCATAAAAAAACCGCCCGAAGGCGGCTCTTAGAAAGTTGTTGGTCTTACGCTCACATCTCCGTCTGAAGATGTGTGAACTCGAAACCTCTTGGTCTGACCTGGCTTGATTTGAGCCTCTGCTTCTAAGCGCTCGGCGTTCATTCCACACAGAGCCGTGCCTGCAAGTCCAGCACCAACCACCCATTCGCCGGCAGGCACGTTGAAGTGGGCTTTTTCTTTAGGGTTAAGCCTAGCTACCGGTTCACCGTTGATGAATACCGTTGCGTAGCACCCCCCACCCGGAAATCCGCTGTCGCGCGTGACGATGATTTGACCACCTCCGCTGACCTCCGCCTGATAACCGGTGACTCTGCTAGCCGGGGCCTGCTGAGCCTCGTTCACCGGGACCGGAGATGTTGCACATCCCGCCAACAACAGCCCTAGCGCACCGATCAGAATTCGCATAACACCCCTCTTCAGTTGTTCCCAACGGCTCCCACTGTACGGTTGAAGTCTACCAGCGCTTCCCAGGCGTTTGGCTGGCAGCCGAACATGTTGGCACACCAAAGTTTGGCCTGGATCGCATATTTTCCACCACCAATTGCGTCTTTCGACACTTGAGCAGCCAGAAGCGGGCTGTTCTGGACAGGGTTGTAGGTGTCGAAGTAGTCAGAGCCATAGTTCTGAATTTTTGTGCCTGCGTGGGTGAGCACCCAGCGGCGAGCGGCTGACCACTTCACTTCGCAGGAATCCGCACTGTCACACGTAGGAATGGTGCGGCTCGCTTCAGCTTTAAGGGCTTCATTCTGTGCAGTGTTGGCGCATCCAGAGAGAGCAAGCAGAGCAATGACTGCAGGGAGGATCTGACGCATTTTCAACTCCTTTGATAAATGCGGCGGACTCTACCACCAGCGTGAAGAAATCAAAATGCCATCATTACCTGGCAAAGCATCCAGCGTGGATGAAATGCCAGTACCGGGCCAGCATATCGCCATTGTAGCTTTGCACCTCCAATGAACCGCCCCGGTCCGTTGCCGGAAAGCCCATGGACTGGGGCATTGATGACCTAGGAGGTTACCTTGGCAATTGATCCCAATGAACTCACTCGCCACGACGCACTACAGCTCGGATTGATCCGCACCGTTCAGGCACTCGCTGCCGTTGTATACCGCGATGCCCCTGAACGAGAAAAGCTGGTTCAGCAGCTGGAAATTTACTTGAACAGCAACGCCACAGGCTTTGAAGGCCCATTGCTTGGTTACTACAAAGCGCCAATCGAAGGCGCACTGAAGGTAATCAATGAGATAAAGGAAGCACAACCGAAGGACTGAGCTCGGTAACCGCTAACATCTCCTTGAACCAACAAAGAACGTCGCGCTGGTCATCTGGCTTGTCCATCGTTACTTGCGCGACTTCTTCGAATTCATGCGCCATATAATTCTCCTGCGGCTTAGCCGCTCAATTTCGCGTCCCGATGACGCAACACAAGGCGTGTACGGTCGAGCCAGGGCCCGCCAAACACGACTATTTCTGATGGCCGCCCTAACAGATGGTGCAGCATGAATGGACCTGGGCCGAAGACCTGAGCATCCTCCTCCGGCAACTGCGCGTCGGCGCCAAGGTAAATGCCGGCATGGTTTGGATGGGCCGTGCGCCCGACGGCCATGACGATCATGTCGCCGCGCTGAGGCTGGCTGACCTGGTAAAAGCCGGCCGCTTCATAGGTTTGCTCGTAAAGGCTAGGGCCGTCTGCCTGCTCCCACCATCCCTCCTCCCTGGCGTAAGTCGGGAACTCCAGCCCCCACTCGCGCTTGTACCAATCCGCGCAAACCTGCCAGCAGTCCCAGGCGCCGTGCACGAAAGGTCGGCCCAGCAGCGGCGTGTGACCGGTCGGGGTGATAGTGCGCAGGTCGCCTTCCGGCCAGGACAGGATGTACCAAGGCAAACCCGTTGCTTCGCACATGGCCAGGTCCCGCGGTGACGGCCTGCTGGTAGCGTCGGGGTGCGAGTGCACGATGCCGATCACCTCGCCCAGGTCTTCGACTGTCGCATACTCCTCCGGCGAGATCCGAAACTCTTCGGCGGGATCGGTCGCCGTGTTGGCACATGGGATGTACCTGTGGGAGCGGCCGACGGCGATGATCAGGCCGCAGCACTCGCGCGGGTATTCCGCCGCGGCATGCGCTTGCACGGCGGCGAGGATGTGTTTGCGCATGGTCAGTTCCGTGCGATCAGGGAAACGGCCGGGAAGCCGCCGAAGGGCAACTGGTTGCCCTGGCCAAAGCGAACTGTGCAGCCTGAGTCCAGACAGCCATTGCACTGGTCCTTGGCCGGGTCGTCCGTGGCGTTTCCATCGAGGTCGAAGTAGGAGCCGGTGTATCCGCAGTTGGGTCCGCGGTAGCCGGCGGTCATCGCCCAATGGCACAGCTGGGTCATCTGCCGGCCAATGGTCTCGCCACCAACATCGCCAGGGCTAGCAAGCTCCCAAGCGACCATGGTGCCGTTCTCAGATACCTTCTGATCGATGTACCAGACCTCGATCGCTTCCTCGGTAGGATCGGCCTCCGGGTTGCCGGCGGGGAAATTTGCCGCGTCCAAGTACCGCGCCATGGTGTGACGCATGGTCAGCTTGAACTCGAGCAGGTTGTCGAAGGCCAGGCATAGCGCTGTGATCCTACCGTTGACGTTGCCTACGGTCAGCGTGGGTCGCACGGCGGTGCCGTCCGAGTTCGCTTCGATGCCATCGATCTGCATGGGCCAGGCGCCGTACTCGTTGCCCTGCCACCAGATCGACTTGGCCGGAAGCTGATCGGCGTCGACGCCAGCCGCTGCCAGCTCTTCAGGCGTGTGCGGGATTGCATGGCCGTGGAAGCGCAGAAGGTCGGCGCCGAAGTCCGAGCCGTCCAGTTCGAACAGGATGATCTCGGATCCCGGCTCCAGCTTCTGCAACTGGGTGATCAAACTCATGGGTGGTAAGCCCTCTCAAAGGTCGCCGTGAGCATCACCACACCACCAGGCCTTCGCTGCTGCTGGAATGTTTCGCAGCGGTACATGCCCAGCACGCCTTCCGGATTGGTCCAGAGGAACGACTTGGCGCCACGGTGCCGACGGATAAAGGCTACGGCGGGGGCAATCTCGTCAGCCAGGCCACCAAACGACAAAGACCAAGTGTCGGTCTCGCCGTTGAGTCCGTCGCTGGAAACCTGAGCGTAGCCGTCACCGAACTGCGATTTTCTGGTGCGCAGGGTGCTATCGCCGCTGGCCTCATCGTCCGGCACCCAAATAAATGTCTCGATCGCCATCAGCGCCTCCCCGTGCTGTTGCGGTAACTCACCCCGCCGGCTCGCCAGGACACGGCTATCGCTCGCTCGGCCACGCCTTGCATCTGCCGCTCCAAGTTCTGCTGCAGCGCGGCGCTATCCAGTTCCATGCCATCACTGGTCCGATCCTCTAGCGTCACCGCCACCGGCACATTTACCTGAACAACAGTTGAGCCACCGCCCGTGCCGCCGACCATCTGCACGCCGAGCGAGCCATCTGCCCCGCGCGCCAGCGGCATGATTGCCTCTGGACCGGCCTCCCCCATGATTCCGGTACCGCCGCCGGCAAGTCCAAACGCGGTGGGTTTGCTCAGAATGCTATTGGTGAACGCGCCACCCTTAGCGAACATCTGCACACCACCATTCCATGCGCCACCTTTGGCTTGAGTTGGGCCTGACCAGTTGTCCATGTATTGCGAGCTGTAACCCGCCTGGGTCGAACCCAGCGAAGACGAGCCGCCGCCAAAGTAGTTCGATGCTGCGGATACCCCAAGCCCCACCAAACCACTGAGCAGCGAGCTCGCGGCCTGCTGGCTGGCGATCCTGGCCATGTCGGTGATCACACTCGATGTAAAGTCTCGGAAACTGGCCTTGCCGTTGATGGCAAAGTCAGCCAAGGCGTCGCGGGCAGTGTTGAAGCCCGTCGTGAGCATGTCGTCGGTTGCGCCGGCCACGTTCGCCGCATCGGCCTGGATGTTGGCCCATGCACGTTTAGCGCCGTTGCGGTAGTCGCGTTGCGCCTGCAGCCTGGCCTCGAAACCGTCGACCTCCATCTGCAGCTCACGCGCCTGGTAGTCGGCCAGGTCCGCCAGCCGCTTCTGGTAGGCGTCCTGGCTGAGGCGGCGTGACACGTCTTCCTGCTGTTCCTCCAGCTGACGGCGTGCCTCGGCATACTTCTGCCGCACTGCATTGAGCCGGTCAGCCTCTTCGCGCTGGTCGTCGCCCATGCCGACACCGGCCACGTCCGCGTTGATCGCCTCCTGTCGAGTCTGCAGCACCACTTCCATCGCCTTGCGATAGGCCTCGGCGCTGTTGCGGCGCACTTCTGCAAGCTTCCTCTCCTCTTCTGCACGCTTCTGCAAGACAGGATCTGCGTAGGCCGTGTTCAGATTCTTGATGCCGAGTTCCATCTCGGCCGCGGTGATCTTGCCGGCGGCCTGGGCCTTACGCAGCCCCTGCACGCCTTCCGTCAGATCCTCAAGCCGCTTTTTCTCCGGCAGCGCGCGGTCGATTATCGCGTCGAGGGCCTTGATCTCATCCTTCAGGGCCTTGGTGCGGTCCTTCGTGCCTTCGGTGGCATCCTTGTTGGCCTTCTTCTGCGACTCGATCGCGCTGGCCGCGGAAAGAATCGCCTGGCGGTCGGTCTCTGTGAGGTCGGCGTTTTCCGCGATGTAGCGGTTGGCGGCCTTGGTGGCATCGCCATTGTCCTGGAGGCCAGCGAGCTGCTTCTGCAGCGTTTCCAGGTAGGTCTGTCCCGCCGAGCTCATGCCGGCTTTCGCGGCGTTGTTGGCCTGGGTAGCCGACGTGTTTTGCTCGGTAACGCCGGTGAGCACCCGCAGCGTTTCGGCAATCAGGCCTGAACGCTGGTCGGCATCGCTGACTGCACCCGCCTGGGTGATCCACTGCTGGACAGTGCCGGCCGGCAGTTGCAGGCGGTTACCGACTTCTTGAAGGATCGGCGAAAGCCCTTGGCCTGCCGCGCGCGCTTCGTTGAGCCGATCCACCAGCCCTTGGTACTCGGCCAGCTGGCGGTTGTATTGGCCGCCCGAGTCGCGTGCCGGCGCGGTGACCACAGCCGAGCGGATGGATTGCGCCAGATCGCCATAGGCATTCTTGACCTTGTCGGTCGCGGTGACCTGCTCCTGCTGCCATTTGACCAACGATGCTTCGCGCTGGTCTTTGTTCAGCTTGGCAAACTCCTCCCGCAGCTGCGCCACCGGTTTGTGCAGGTCATCCAGGCTGACGCCCGCCTGATCGGCATTGTTGCTCAGCAGCAGGAAGCTGGCCGCCGCCGTGCCGGCCAGTAACGCCAGGCCCATGGGCCCGCCCAGAATGCCAAGCAGGCCCGCGCCCACGGTGCGCAGGCCAGCCTGGGCAGTTGCTACTGCGGCGGTGGCCGCTGCCTCGCGCTGGCGGGCCTGGGCCAGTTGAATCGACATCTGCGTCTGTACTGCCGTGCCGCGTGCCGCGGCAGCCTCACGAGCCGCAAGGATGGTTGCGGTTTCAGCCTTACGCTGATCGGCCAGCGCTGCCTGCAGCACGGCCTCGGCCTGGGCGTTACGCGCTGCCCGGTCCGCCAGGGCAGCCTTTACAGCCAGTCCGGATTTCGCCACGTAATTGGTCAGCGCCGCGACGCCAGCTGCGGCCATGGCTACAGCCACCAGGTCGACGTTGTCGGCCAGGCTGATAAGGATGCTCGATAGCCCCGCAACGGCGCCGGTCTGCTCCTCCATGCCACCCAAGAAGCTCTGGATGGCGTTGCCGATGTTGACCATCGCATCCTGCACGCTGGTGGACATATCGGCAGCGGCTTGGCGGTTGACCTCAACAGTCTCCAGCAGGCCGGTGTTGATATCGTCGAGCGACAGCTTGCCCTGTACACCCAGCTTGCGGATTTCCTCGGCGCTCTTGCCGGTGGCGGTGGCGATCGCTGTGACGATCGTGGGCATGGCATCCTGAATGGATACCCAGCCATCCGCCTCGACCTTACCGGTCTGCAGAGCCTTGGAGTAAGCATCCAGCGCGGAGCCGGCCTTGTCGGCGGCAGCGGCGTTGGTCACCAGCAGGAAGCTGAAGCTGTCTGTGATATCGAGGGTCTGCTGGGTATTGAAACCTAGGCTGCGCATGACGTCCGCAGTGCGGATGTACAGCTCTTGCGCTTCAGCCAGTGGCCGGTAGGTTTCCTGCGCGGTGCGCAGCAGGTGTTCCTGCACCGTCTGGTACTCACCAGCGCTGCCGGCGGCGGCCTTCATGCGGTCGGACATCTGCCCGTAGGCGTCGACCTGCTGAATGATGCTGCCAATCAGGCCAGCACCTGCAACGGCAGCAAAGGCGCCACGCATCAGCACGCCGGCTTTCTCAGCGGCAACCCCGGCACTGTCGAACGCGGAGTCGACCTGCTCCAGGTTACGGTCGATCGACTGGGTGGTGCGCGCCACCACCTGGTCAGCGCTGGCCAGTTCGCGGCGCAGTTGTGCCGTGGTGGCCTCGATCTGGACCAGCATTCCCTGGACTTGTTGGTCGGCCATGCAAATCTCCAAGCACAAAAAAACCGCCCGCAGGCGGCACGCTGTCTACTGTTTGGGCCGCCCTCGCAGGAAGCTCTTCAACTTGTCCGCAACGCTTTCACGATTTTGCGGGGACGCCGGGGCTTGCCCCTGGCCTGGGCCCTGCCCTCGCCCTGTCCAATCGAGCCGAGCATCGAGAGCGAGCATGATTTGCGGGATGGGGGTGTGCCACGCGGTGTCGGGCGGCCAGCCAAGCCAGCCGGTGGCCACGCCGAACAGATAGTCGACGTAGCTGCCGTTTTTCACTGCGCTGTGCTGACCGCCTCGTCCTTTCCCCGGGCGGCCACGCTCGGTGGCACCGGGTTGAGCAGGACGGTGATGAACTCGGTCAGCTTGCCGGACACCTGGGCCACGCCGGTGTGAAACACTTCACCAGCGATGACTGGGTGCTGATCCGGCTTCAGGTCGGCGCCAGCGACAACAATGTCGGCACATGCGGCGATACTCATGAGGCGCATGGCCTCCAGCGCGCCGCGCAGCCCGCCAAAACGGGCCTCGATGCGCAGCGCCGCATCCAGCGTGGGCTTAAGGGTGTAGCAGCGCGCACCGATCAACAGTGTGACGGTGCCATGCAGGGCTTCGCTCATTGGGGTTCTCGCAACGAGGAAAGGGCTCAGCCCCTTCGGTCATGGGGCGGCCGGGCCGGCAGGGATTTCGATGATGTCGGTGTTGATCGCGAACGTCATATTGCGACGCACCACGTTATCAGCCGCGCCTGGAGCCACGGTGTTGTTCATCACCTTCACGCCGAAGTAGAAGGTGGTCGGCAGAATGGCAGGGGTTGCATCTGGATCGCCGTCGTTGAGCGTGACCTTGACGTTGTAATTGCCCTTGGAACGGTCCTTGTGCGCTACTGATACGGCCTTCTGACCGGCATCGCCGCTGTCCAGGCCTACGGTCAGGGTCATGTTGCCCGCGTCGGCGGTGCCCTTGTATTTGCGCACGCGGCCATCGCTCAGGGCAGTGAAGTTAACGGCGCTGAAGGTGTCGCCAAACTCGCCCAGATCTTCGATCTCACCCACCTGGACATAGGTGTCAGCTTTGTACTCGGTTTCACTATCGGCGCCGGTCTTGCCGCCAATGGAAAGGCGGCAGCCGGCGGCTGTATTGAGGTTGTCGTCGGCCATGGGGATTCCTCCAAAGGCACATTGGATAAAAGCCGCGGCGCGGCCGGTGGGTGATTCAGTGGGTGGTGATCACGCGGACGGTGATCGAACCCTGGTACGTGATGCCATCGGCGTCACGCTGAGCGTCCGCCTGCTCGACACGTACGGAGACAGCGCGACCAACCTCCAGCGGCAGCCGTCGCTCGTCCAAGGCGGCGATAACCTCGCCGTTGATGCGCTTGACCTCAGCCTGTCCAACGGCATCGGACCAGACGGACAAGTACAGCAGGCGCGTTTCGCGCTTGCGGCCCGAGATCGGAGTGCTATTGACCGATATCTCACGGTCGATGGACACGTACGGCATATCCGCGTTGAGCGGCGCCCCGTCGTAGACCGGGCAACTGATCTCAGCCTGAAGCCTGGCGAAGATGGCCTCCTGCAGGGCCAGCGATGGGTCAGCCATTTCCTACTCCCTGGCTCGCCTTGCGCAGGGTGCGGCGGACGGCGGCTTCGATATCAGCTAGGACGTATTCGCGGTTCACTTGCATGGATGGACGTAACCACGGATGCGCCGGCCTGGCCGGGATGTCCGGGTGTTTGCCGAAAAAGTTTTCCCCGTCGCTCTTGTTGGTGTCGCGCCGGCTGCGACTGCCCGCCCATTTGCCGCCGGTGTAGCCCTTGGTCCCGTACTCGATGAAACGCAGGTAGAAGAACCGCCGGTTATCGCGCTTGCCGCGTATGCCGATCTGCGCGTCCAGGCCACTCGGCGAAACGTAGACCTTGAGCGCAGCGGCGGCAGCACCGGTGTCCTTCGGAATCAGCTGACGCTGCGTATCCAAGATGCGGTTGGCAGCCTTGAGCATCGCCGGCT